GGCCGATGCGGTACTCGATGGCGTTGCCGCCCTTATGCTGGTTGCAGGGCACGCATTGCTTGTGCGTGTTGTCCTCGTGGAAGCGGAGCGCCGGCTGGGCTCCGACCGACCGGTAATGTCCTGCGTCCCACGCGCCCGTGTGGTGCCGGCCGCAGCTGATGCAAGGCAGCGCCGCATCGCGCGCCCGAATGTACCGGTTGAACATGGCCTGGGCATCGGCCAGGTGCTCGGTGCGCGTCTTGAGCTTAGCCTTGGCTTCGCGTGTCTGCTTCGCGTCCAGGCGCTGCCGCTCGGCCGCGGCGAACACGGCGCTGCATTCCGGGCCGCAAACCTTGTGGGTCATGTTGCGCGGCTGGAAGCGGTTGCCGCAGCCCTTGACGGCGCACTTGCGGGTGCGCGCGGGCTTGAGGGTGCCAGTGCGGGCGATGGGGGAGCGGATCATGCTACGATTCCTTCGCATTTAGGAGAATAGTGATGGGCAGGGTTGAGTACGGACGAAATCTGATGTACTCCATTGACGGCATGTATGACGGCCATCTGATCGAGTGGGCAACAGCCCCGCACCGCACTTTTAGGGACAGATCCGTCGGATACTTCCGTGTTCGCAGACCAGGCGTGCAAACGATCTTTGGCGTGGTTGGCGAAGCCTACAAAGACCCTGCTGATGCAAAAACTGCGGCAATTGAAATTGCAAAGTCGGTGGTTCGTGGCAGACAAATGCCGAGACTGTCGGGCTGAGTGATTCACTTGGACACTTGATAGCATCACGCGGCCTTCAGCATCGCGGTGATGACGTCGCGCGCGGCTGGCGGGCACACGGCGTTACCGAGCATGTGCACGGCGTCGGTATGCTTGGCGGGCAGGATGTAGGTGTCAGGGAATCCCATCGCCGCGCGGCACTCCTGCGCGGTGAGCATGCGTGTGCGATCGCCGTCGACAACGCCCCAGCGGTCCCGCGTGGTGACGGTGCCGAGTGGCCGGTTCAGGCATCGCCCGGTCAGGCCCGATCCGCCTCCGTAGTACGGCATCACGAAGCGGTCGCCGTGCGCGCGACGGCCCGCCTGCACGCGGCGCAATGTCGCTGCGGCGCGGCCGGGCTTCTCGATCGGTTGCCAGCTCCCGGCGCCAAAGTCGATGAAGCTGCTGGCCGGCACGTGTGCGCGCTTCTCCAGGCTGATCATCAGCGGATGCGCGGCGCGCGCAGCGACGATGAACAAACGCTCGCGGTGCTGCGGCGTGCCGTGATCGGCCGCGTCGACGATCATCGGCGTCAGCGCGTAGCCCAGCGCGTCCATCGCGGCGCACCAGGCCGGGTACAGCGCCCAGCGCGTGAACTCGGGCACGTTCTCGATGACAGCGAAGGCCGGGCGGTGGTACTCGGCGGCCGACACGACGGCCCAAGCGGTCGAACGGCTGGCGTCGTGCTGCGGGTTGCCGTTGGCCTTGCCGCGCGCCTTGCTGTGCCCCTGGCAGCACGGCGATGCGAGCAGGATGTCGTGCGCAGGCACGTCGCGCCAGTTGGCCTGCTGCAGGTCCTGGCACAGGTGCGCGGCGCCCGGGTGGTTCTGCTCGTGGATCGCCACGGCTGCCGGCCAGTGGTTCGCGGCCCACACGACGTCGACGCCGGCCATGCTGGCGCCCGTGCTGAAGCCGCCAGCGCCAGCGAATAGGTCGATTGCTTTCATGCTGCCTCTTTCTGTTTTTCGTCGATGGCCTGCTGCTGCGCCACATACCGCGCACGCGGCGCCCGGTCGCGCGCTTCCTTGAACAGCACGCCGATCGGGCCGTTCCACGGGGTTGCGCGGTCCCATGCCGTGCACCAGCCATAGCCGGGCGCCAGGTCGGTGCGCAACGTCGCCTTGAATCGCTCGCACATGGCGCAGGGGTCGTGGGCGGTGGTCATGCGCGCTCCGATTCAGCGGATAGAGCACTGCCAAGCCACGTTGATGAGCTGACCTGACACTGAACCGCTTCGGCCATTCTTTCGGACAACCGCCGGTTAAAAGGCTTATAGTGTTGGTTAACAATTTCGTATGGGAAATGACAATGAGTACATTCACACCCGACGAATCTGTCAATCCTTGGGATGAAGGCGACTATCGAATCTACGGTTTGGCAGTGGTTGTGCCCGGCAATGGGTACCGGCCTGCTTATTTGATCGAACGCGTTCGAGGCGTCGCTAACCCGCCAAAGAAAGCCGCCCACTTGCAAGAAGTCGATGTGCGTCCTTGCGCCACAGCGGAACTCGCGAGACTGATGGGCGTCTCGCATGGAGTGCAGCGAGTTCGCGAACGTGATCGCCTGGAGGCTTGACGTCAGCATGCTGCCACCTCGGCGCCCGCGCGCTGGCGCAGCGCGACCTGATGCTTTGCCCACTCGCCCGCAATCCAGGTCACGCCCTTCGGGGTGAAGCGCGCCGAGTTGAACGCGTGGTTGTTCTGGGCGGTACCGGCTTTGACGCAGAAGCGGCCGGCGTCCATGTGGTGGGCGTGCGGCGTCAGCGCGCCGTTCAGCCGGTACATGACCTTCTGGTCGAGCAGGAATTCGCGGAATGCGCTCTCGTTCGCGCGCAGCAGCTTGGCGACTTCGCGGAACGTCTTCGTGCCAGTCGCGTCGGCGTAGCGCTCGACGAACTCCACGGCCGGCGCGGCTGCGGCCAGCTGCTCGGCCTGGGCCGCGATCACGTCCTGCTGGTCAGCGGCCAGGCGCAGCGCGTCGGCGAATGTTTGCGGCAAGGCCAGCGCCGGCGCCGCGGCTTCCAGCGCCATCCAACGGTCGATGATCTTGGCGCGCAGCGCGGCGCTGTAGCCCGAGATCACGACCAGGCAGTCGCGCTTCGTCAGGTCGTAGACCATCGTCGGGCGCCCGCCGCCGTCGGCCTGGTGCGCGCGGGCAGTATTACGACCAAGTCGTAAAACCTCTTCGTTGATCAGGCGCTCGATCGTCGCGATGACGTCGTTGTGGCGCGCTTCGCAAATGTCGGCGATCTCGCGGCTCGACATCGTCGCTTCGGCAGCGCCAGGGCTTTGCAGGGTCAGCATGTTGCCTCCGGTGGTGTTCGTGGTCATGGGTTCAGGGCCTTCCGGCGCGCGGCCTCGAAAGCGTCCATTCGGGCCTGGTATTCGGCATAGCTTTCGTCCGTGCCCTTCGGGTCGTTGCCCTGCGGCTTGCGGACCTGGATCGGCGCGGCAGCCGGCTTGCCGTACGCCTGGGCCGATGCCGCCGGCGGGTTCAGCAGCTCTTCGACGATTCGGGCGAGGTAGTTCGGCGGAATCTTGGCGACCGGCCCCTTCTGCTCGCGCGCCGTGGCGACTGCGGCATGCAGCACCGCCATCGGGACCTTGCGGGTCGACCAGTCCTGCACGGTCGGATGCGTGAACGTCGCGTTGACGCCCAGCTTGCGCAGAGCCACCGACAGGACGACCGCAGGGTCAGTGCTTTCCGGCAGGTCTTCGCGAGGCGGCATCGCGGCGGCTCGTGGGCTGTCGGGCTCGGCAGGGTCAGGATCGACGACGACATCGGCGCCAGCCGCAGCGCTCGCGCTGTCGTCGTTGTTCTTCTCTTCTCTTCTCTCCTCTTCTCTAGGCGTGACTTGGTGTGACATGGCGTGACCTGACGTGACGCCAGCATCAGAACCATAGTTAGCCTTGTCACGCTCACGCTGCTGACGCTTGCGCTCGGTGCCTGTGTTGTCCACGCGCTCGCGCTTCGGCTGGCGCTCTTCCCAACGGGTGACGCGTTCGCCATCAACCAGCGAGCGACCCTGCATTGCTTCCAGGATGCGCGCCGTGGTGCCGTCCTCGGCGCCGAGCAGGAAGTCAGTCGCTTCACAGTCGATCGCACCGAACAGGCCGCGCTCAGTGTTCGCGCTGGCCTGCTCGAGGATCAATGCCCACACGGCGATCACGTCACCGACGCGCGCAGCAGCCTTCCGGGCGACCAGGCCGAACTTCGGATCGTTCACGCTGCCGTGGTGCCAGCGGAACCAGTCGATACCGTTGGCCATCAGTGCGCCCCCTCGATGATCGAAAACTGGCGCGCGTTGACCGGCTTCTCCACGTAAATGAAGCCGCGCTCGCAGTGGTCCAGTTCGGCGCGCTGGGCGATCTGGCACGCGCGGTTGCAGATGGATGAGTGCTGTTTTTGGAACAGGCAGCCGCGGCAGCTCTTCGCCGGCCGTGTAGTGAATTGAATGGCTTCGGGCGCCAGCGGGTCACCGCCTTGGCCCAGCCATTTCTGGATGGCGACAACTCGTGTCATGCAGCCACCATTGCAACGACGCAGCCGGCCTGGTGCCCGGCGCCCTGCTCCATGTGGCATCGGGTGCAGCACGGTGCGCTTTGCTGCTGCGCGCGGCGTTCGGCCACCGGCGCACCGAACAGCGCGGTCACGAGTGGGTCGCGGCGGTCGATGGCCGGATAAACGGAACTCAGGATGACGCGGCGCTCATCGGTGGCGCGGCGTCGCGGCAGGTCCTTCGCGTCATACGAGGCTTGATCCCCCGGCCCTGGACCCAGCTGCCAATTGTTGACGAAGCCGCCGCGCTTGGCGTCATCAACTCGCCCAGCGTGGATCAGGCCCAGGGTGCGCAGGTAGTCCAGGCGCGTCGAGACTTGATCAGACTTCACGTTCAGGTGCTTGGCAATCTCGGCCGTGCGATGCATGCCGGCGCCAATGCAGTCGAGGATGGCGTTGCGCAGTTCCACGCTGCCGCGTTTTGGAATGAAGGTGATCATTTTTCAGCCATCCCATTCAGGCGCGCCAGCAGCTCCATCATCGGGCGGATCGAAACGAAGATCGCTTTCTCGATGTGCTGCACTTCGTTGGCGTCGATGCGGCCGTCGGCAAGCGCGGTGTGCACGAGGGTGCCGACCTGGCCCAGGCTGCCCCAGATGTCCGTGACCGACTCCAGCACCGCCATGTCGCTCGCCGGCTGCGCGTCGATCTTCGTGCACACGAAGCCGTGGCGGCGCGCCAGCGCGTGCAGCACCGCGTAATCCTCCGTCAG